GTTGTTTCGTATGCTATTATAGCCAATATATTGCAGTCACCTGTTTCTAATGTGACCGCTACGGATTGGGAAGCATATTTGAGTATCATGGCCACACATAGATTGAGTTCTTGTGTTAATATATCTAAAATTTATGATACGATGGTTGAGCAGTGTTCTCGTATTATAGCGTATCATAAATTTCGAGCTGATAAATTAAAAACCAAAGAATTAGCTATGCCGTTCCAGCCTTTAAACGTGGTCGGGCCTGCTGGGTTAAGTACGGTTATAATGTCAGCGAAACCCAGCTGGAAAAGCCGGATTTTAAAGGCATTTGGTTCGATAGTGATAGGGTATATGATACTAAGAGATCCCCGGTCCGCTTCTCATTGGGCTGTGAGTTTAAGGGCGCTGCTAATCCGCAACCTGATATGTGGTCTAGAGAGAATCAGTTTGCCGCGTTTTCAGCAAGGGTTGGTAGTAATGAGGGGAATATTAATATTGATGATGATGTTTTATACCGCTTTTCTGAGTTTGTCTCATCGTGGATCAAGGTCCATGTTGAGCCAATTTCAGTAAATGAGGATGCGTCCTTCGAGAGTTGGCTCGAAGGTACGCTATATTCGCGCAAAAAGAAAATCCAACTTGCAAAACTGCGTAAGTTGTATGACGATGGGCTTCGCAGTTTTGATTATCGTACTACCGTTGTCAAGTGTTTCATAAAGAATGAGAGTTATCCTAAGTATAAGTATCCACGAGCTATTTTAGCTAGATCTGACGAGTTTAAAGTTCTTGTCGGTCCCGTGTTTAAATTGATAGAGAATCACATTTTTAGTTTGAAGACGGATTATAATTCGTCTTATTTTATTAAGAAGGTTCCTGTCCCTAATCGGGCTAGAGCAATTTTAGATGTGATTGGTGCCTCAGTTGGTCATAATGACCCAGGTACGGCAGATCAATTTTTACGACGATATGTGGTTACTGATTATACTAGTTTTGAGAGTTCTTTTACTAAGGATATTATTAATAATTGTGAAATGAAGCTTTATGAACACTGTGTTTCTTGTTTACCAGAAGGTAAAGCCTTTATGGGTTATTTGGAAACAATTGTTGGGCAGAATAGATGTTTCTTTAGTAATATTAACTTTAGTATTTTGGCTCGTAGGATGTCGGGTGAGATGAACACCAGTTTAGGTAATGGCTTCTCAAATTTAATGCTAACCCTTTTTGTGATGTTTGAAATAGGTGCACGTGATGTGCGATTATTTGTTGAGGGTGATGATTGCATTTTAACTTATGTCGGACCTATGTTTCAACCTAGTTTAGTTTTGAAACTTGGGTTTAAGATTAAGTTTGTTTTTCTTAGAAGCCCTAATTTAGCGTCGTTTTGTGGTCAAATTTTTGATTTGACGCATTTAGTTATAGTGTGTGATCCACTTAAGATTATCCTCAATTTTGCTTGGGTTAATATGAGATATGTGAAATCTGCTCATCGTATTAAAATGGGTCTCGTCCGGTCGAGGGCTTTAAGCCTTATTTACCAGTATTCTGGTTGCCCTATTGTGCAATGTTTTGCTTGGCGTATGTTGGAATTGACTGAACGATACGAAGTCTATTTCGATGAGACGGTTGATGGTTATCACCGTCAGTTATATACAGACGCCTTAAAGCATATACCTCAGTTTCGTCCTATTCAGTTTACGTCTCGTGAAATTATTGAAGATGTTTTCAACATAACAGTTGATCATCAGATTATTATTGAGGCGTACTTTTCG